ATGCTCGATAAAGAAAAAACAGAAATAAATCTAATTACAAAAGATGATTACAATTATTTTATTAACACATTAAGGAATACAGGTATCAGTGATGCTACTGTTAACAGTTACTGTCTTACAATTCGATGCTTTTTAAAATACTGTTTTACAAACAAATATATGAAGGAGTTCTCATGTAAAGTTCCTAAATATCAAACAAAAATAAAGAAAATATATACAGAAACAGAACTTGAAAAACTATTGAAAAAACCAAATTTAGAGCAATGTACGTTTGGGGAATACAAAACATGGGTAATTGAAAATATTGCGATTTCTACAGGGTTGAGAATCGGAAGTATTTTAAACATCAAGATAGAAGATATTAGTTTTGAGGAAAATAGTTTCGATATAAATTACACGAAAAATAAAAAAGCATTTAAAACGTATTTTAATAAAGAATTGTCAGACATAATTAAAGAATATTTAGTGTACAGAGGGGGAAACGCAAATGATTATCTTTTATGCACTAATAAAGGACAGAAATTAGCCATAAAAACGGCTCAAGACCACATAAGAAATTATAATTTAAAACGAGGTGTCACTAAGACAAGTGTTCATTTATTTAGACATACTTTTGCCAAGAATAGTATCTTGGCGGGAGTTGATGTTTTTACGTTGATGAGGAGATTACAACATAGCAATATAGAAACCACATTAAACTATGTCAAGATGTTAGAGTTAGATGTGAAAAATGTTGTGGATTTATATAATCCTCAGAAGCAATACAATGTCAATTGTTCAAAAATAGGAAATAAAACGGGAAAATGATGTAATTTAAAAAGGAACTATCAAACAATATTTTGACAGTTCCTTTTGGTTGGGATAGAGTGAAATTATTGAAATAAAACACAAATATTATATTTATATTTTTCCAATTTCTATTTTTTCAGAGAGTTTTTCCGTTTCAAATAGTTTTACTTTTCTATAAAAAGTCGGTTTGCTTAATTCGAGTTCAGCCATAGCATCAACGGCTTTTATTTTTCCTACTTTCCATCTGTCATAAACTTCTTTGAATTTTTCTTCATCAACTTGAATTGGCTTACGTCCTCTATACTTTCCCTCTGCCTTTGCAATCGCAATGCCTTCTCTTTGGCGCTCAAGTGTACATTCTCTCTCAAACTGTGCCAATCCCGCAAAAATAGTCAGCATTAACCGTCCTTGCGGTGTCGATGTGTCTATATTCTCTTTTTGACTAATAAAAATTACACCTTTTTCTTCCAAAACGTCAATTAGATTAAGAAGGTCTTTCGTTGACCGTGCAAGACGGGAATAACTTTCTACAACTACAGTATCCCCAGCTCTTACAAATTCCAACATCTTTTTTAATTCAGGGCGTTGTGTATTTTTTCTGCTAAGTTTATCTACAAAGATTTTTTCAACGCCTAAATCATCCATTATCCTTTCTTGCCGTCCTGTTTTCTGTTCTGCGGTGCTTACTCGTACATATCCTACTTTCATACTTTCTAACCGTCCTCTAAAATGATACACTTATTATAAATCTTTCAAGCAAGCGTGTCAATAGAATATATTTTTATTTTGATACGCTTCTTATTTAAAACAATATATATATGATACTTATTTGGCGCTATTTTAGTCGTATCAATAAGGTATACTCTAACAAGACGCTCAATATCTAAAAAAGCGCCAATATGCTATAATAGACTAAAAATTATAAAAATGGAGTAACAAAACAAATGTGTAGAATAAAAATAATTGACACACATCCCGGCGGGGGTAAAACCAGCGCCATCATTCGATATATTAATGAAGAATTGGAGGATGAAAAGCACATTCTTTATGTTACACCGTTGCTCACTGAATGCAACCGTATCATCAATGCGTGTTCAAAACGAAAATTTAAACAGCCAAGTTATGCGCACGGAAAAGGTTCTAAAAGTGAGGATTTAAAAAATCTGCTAGAAAATAAAGCAAATGTTGTCTGTTCTCACGCTTTGTTTCAGAATCTGACAGACCAAACTGCTGAACTTATTAAAAACGGCAACTACATTCTAATCATGGACGAAGTCATGAACGCTATTGAAATGTTTGACCTCTATCCCGATGATACAACTTTAACAACGCTTGAAAAGAGCCAAATAGCAAAAGAAGATGTTACAACACTTATTGAAATGTGTTATTGTTCTTATGATGAAAACTCCGGTTTGCTTCAACGCCATCTTGATTTACCTGATAGCGCCAATCCCCAAAATTATACTTATGAATTATCCCAATATAAAACATTGGAATATGCGATTGACCATGAGTTAGTATACTTTCCTCAAAAAAAATACCTTGTGTGGATGTTTCCCATCGAATTTTTTGGTGATGAGTATTTCAGTGAGGTTTTTCTTTTGACATATCAATTTGAAGCCCAAATTCAGCGTTATTATTTTGACGTGCATCAGATTGAATATGACTACTACACTGTAGTAAAAACAGATAATCAATACATGATTATTCCTTTTGATAGTACGGATGACACGGATATTCTTTGGCGCCAAGAAATGCAAAAACTTATTACCATTGATGATTATCCTAAACATAATGCAATCGGAAACGCTGATTCAATGGTCTATGAAGAGATTGACAATCCTAAAATACCGCTTAGTAAAAACTGGTTCAACAAAAGTGATGAAGCCATGTTAAAAAAACTAGCGGATAATACACAAGGTTTTTGGCGAAAATACGATGCAAAACAAAAGAACAAGATGTGGACAACTTTTAAAGATTATGCTGTTAAAGTGAAAAATTTACATGAAACGCCATCACGATTTGGAAGTATCCTTGATTTAAAAAAAGAGATATCTATCAAGAAAATTAACTTTGTTTCTCTGAATACGCGAGCAACAAATGATTTTAGTGACCGAACGCATTTGGCCTATCTTGTTAATCGCTTTACTCATCCATACATCAAACATTTTTTTAATTCTTATGATATGGAATTTGACCAAGATGCTTATGCCCTATCAGAAATGATTCAATGGATATGGCGAAGCGCCATTCGCAACAATGAGCCGATTTATATTTATATTCCTTCCTTGCGTATGCGGACACTTTTTAGGAATTGGCTCTACTGTAGCAATCCGCCTGATGAAAAGTTGGCTTATGAAGGTTATAAAAAGAAAACAAAAGATATTCATATTTACAATGAAGATGAATAAAAATGTACAATAGTAAGTATGATGAATTGTATTTTTGTACAAATCGCAAAATTTATCACTAGTTTTCTCTAGAAAATACTAGAACTTTATTTTTAGGTTTTTAAAGAAATATAATGCATTTTGAACAGAAATAACAATATAAGTATATATCTTTTTAGGACAACAACACTTTAGTTCGAACAATAAAATGTCTTGATGTTCTCATCTCACTTGCGGATAGAAATAGTTACACTTATCCATTACGATTATTTGGCCATTTTATGGCCTTTTTTAATTTGAAATTCATGACTCTTCTATATCATTCGCATTTCTACTTTACAGTAAAGTGGATATTCTGTAATTACGTGGCGATTTTTTAATACACTCTTTTATTAGCACAATTTACATAACTCTATACTCTTAATTGATAAAGGATACTTTGTACTTTTATCATACATAAAAATGTCTCATCACCTTTGAGTTTTAGACATACGGACTCATTAGCGCCAACATCGTAATGTGGGGGAGTTTTCAAATCTGACTTTCACTTTATTTGTCTATTGACGTTGTGCTCTTTCATTCCAGAAGTCCAAAGATTTCTCAGGACTTTAAATTATCCTCTAAGCACTCGCTCTAAAGTATAGTACGAAAGGAAGAAAAAGATTCGCTATACAATGGTTGTTTATATCTCAAATCCAAATATTATTATTAGTTTTACTAATCAAAAAAACAAAAAAATCCGGGCTTACTAGGGGTGAAGCCAATTGTTTACATTGCTAACCGCTAACACTAGTTTATTGCATAACCTTTAGTATTATCCACCTTTGAGACGCTCATCTAACCCTAGATTTATCTATTGACGCTATGGACTCTTATTCTAGCGGCATTACTCGTTTTATAATATTCTTTTTATATAAGATTACACTTTGTTTTTTTTGCTGATTTTATCGGGCATTTACTATATAAAACACCAATTTATTTCATAAAATAATCGTACTAATTTTGCTCATCTGTATCTTCAATATTATCTAATGCATAACGTAAACATATCGCAACTAACTTGTTCATAGTTATATTCTTTTCTTTACACACTATCTGCATCTCATCAATAAGTTTTTTATCGAGCCGAAATGTCTTATTAACGTATTCTTTTTTCTCTATTTTTAAACCCATAAAAACACCTCCATATATTTCAATTATGTGTGATTTATCATAAAAATAATACGCTTATTTTTTAGTGTTTTTATGTGAATAATTTTTTAAATATTTTACACTTTATTTTACACTTGTTTTATATATGCATATTGTTGTATAATAGTATCCATAAAGGATTGAAACACTTGAAGAACAAAAAACATATCCAATCTTATTTGTTAGCGGTGGGCTTGTCTGCTCCAAAAACAGTAGTAGAATATACTTATTCTCCGGCTTTTAAGGAATTCTCCATCGCCCAAATTAAATTTTAAAATATGCTTAATGATATCTTAGTGCTAGATGTGTATTTCTTTTTCAAACTCGATGAATTTGAATATAGAAATGGTTTTCTAACTGATTGCAAGGAGGTAAGCGAACTATTTAAAGAGTTTATTCTTTTCCATTCATTGAAATATAATAATTCCTCTGATTTAAGGAGTTTAGAAAGGTTACTTTTTAAATATGCTCATCATGTTTATGGCGCTATGGATACTTATATGCAGATATCTTCCTTAACAACAATACAAGAGAGAGCGCCATCAATAATAAAGGCAGATTATTTACTATCTTTTGTGGTCAATATTATGAAAGATATCCGGCGATTACTTCCTGATAACGTGTTGCAAAACACTTAAAATAGAAGAAAAATATTAAAGGAGAAATGAAAAATGAAAAAAACAAAGAAAATCACCATTACTTTGTTGTTGGCGCTATGCCTCGTTTTTAGTTTAACAGGTTGTGGTAACAATGGTCAGACAGCCCTTAATCAACCTACGGCCACACCCTCCGCTACCCCAACCCCTACGGCCACACCAAAGCCAACGCCGACACCAACTCCTAAAAAAGACCCTGAGCAGGTTAAGGCCGAAGCACAAGTAATACCTTATGAAGATTTGGCTCGTTATCCTGACCAGTATAAAGGAAAAACTATTGCTGTTACTGGTGAAGTCATTCAGGTAGTTGAAGGAACCACCGAAACACAGTATAGAGTAAAAATGAATGATGATTATAATCAAGTGGTATTAGTAGGTTACGCAGGAACTTTCCCTAATGGACGAATTTTAGAAGACGATGTACTTACTTTTTATGGCATCTGCTTGGGTACAATGACTTATAAATCAACAATGGGTGGAAATATCACTGTTCCTGCCATGATGGCAACTATTTATGAATAATAACCAAAATATTAAGAAGTAGGAGAAAAAATGAAAAAGAAAAGTTTATTGTCAGTATTGATTATTTTGTTGATGATGATTAGTTTGATTGCGCCGGTTATGGCTAATGAAAGCCAAGTTACAGATTTATCAGAAACAGAGGTAGAGAAAAAAGCAGAAATAGAGGTTGTGGTTGCGGGAATTCAAAAAACATCCGCCTATATTAGTGTATTTCTGAAAAATAGTGATTTTTCTGGAGAAAGACCAGAAGGTGCACGTATTTATATTAGTACTACACCAATATCTGAAAATAATCCGGGCGAATGTATTGAAAATCTTTCTAAAACTGTTAGTAACTTAGAACCAGGAACTATTTATTATGTTGTGGGGGAAGCGGAGATTAACGGCGTTATTTGTCGCTCTGAAGAAGTTACCTTTACAACATTAGCAGAAAATACGGAATTAAAAGTAACCATATATCCAGAAAGAGTAACAGAAAATAGCATTGGTATCGGTATGAATGTAAATTTATTAGGGGATTCAACATATAACAAAGTTTTCTTTAGTGAAGCCCCAATTACTGAAGCAAATATAGGTGAAGAAGCAAGAGATATAAGAGGAGACCTTGATTACATTGGTGAATATACTGGGTTTAATGCTGCAAATTTGAATCTAGGAACGACTTATTATTTTGTTGGGCAAACAGAAAGAGATGGCGTTATTTATCGCTCAGAGCAAATTAGTGTTACAACTTTAGGAGAAGGGGAAAATCCCGTTGTTGTTGAAAATATCGAAAATAGAACAGTGTTGGATTCTGAAAGATTAAACTATTTGGCGCAAAAAAATAGCGATATTATTTTGCAAGGAAAAAACTATCAGTTTAAATTTGAAAAAGGAACATTAAAAGAGATAGAGCCAGATGCCGAATATGATTTTGGCGTTGTAATAGGCGACTCTTCCTATATTCCAGAAGCAGATTCTTTAATTAAAGACAATGAAAAAATTGCTTCAACAATTCATTTCAATCATCATGGAAAATTACCTGCAATGGCTGAAATTACACTAAATATTGGCCGTGCCTATGCTGGAAAAGTTGTTGACTATTACAGGTATAATCCTGAGACAAAAGAGATGGAATTAGTTGCAGAAAAATTGGTTGTTGACGAACTGGGAAATGTTATAGTAAAACAGGACAGTTGTTCAGATTATATTTTTACAGTAGAGAATGAATCGAAACCTGATGAAGAAGGTGGAAATACTAATATTGATGGAAAAGATGAAGAAGCCAATCCGCCATCATCTACTGATAATCAGACAAGTGATACTGAAAAAAATAGTTCTAAGTCAACAGAAAATAAAAACTTCAACCCTAATACAGGCATTGAGTTTGTTGATAATTATTTTAATGAATTGATTGTTGCAGGTGTATTGATTATCTTATTTGGAACTGGTATTTTATTAAAAAGAAAACAGCATTAAGCAAAAATAGCATAATAAAAAAGTCTGGAATTAAAAATCCAGATTTTTTTATATTAAAAATTTTTTGGACAGAAGTGTAGAGAGAATAAAACTTGACGGGATAGGAATAATAATGTATTATATGGTCTAGTATTGTAGATTGTCAAAAATCTAATATGAATAACATTTAAAAAAGATATTTTATGTGTTCAATTATTACCGAAAGCATGGAGTGACCTTGATGGGATTTGTAAGGGGAGAACGACTGAATTTATACGCCTGAATGTAAAAAAATCATCAGAAAAAGGTTAAAAAAATCTTGACACTGGTGGCGTCATTTGTTATTATAATTGAGCACGTTACATACAGATGCTTTGCTCGTCTGAGTAACGCTGCATTGTGCGGATGTGGCGGAATTGGCAGACGCGCTAGACTTAGGATCTAGTATCTAATGATGTGGGGGTTCGACTCCCTTCATCCGCACCACTTTGAACTTAGACGAACCCTGTTCTGATCTGGTTTATCCAGATCAGCGCAGGTTTTTTTATTTTTATCGCAGTAGTTATAGGTGATTGTTATTTTTTTCGGTGACAAGTCAATACGCCCGATAAAAGCGTCGATCAGTGACATAAAGGACAGCTCGTCATTAATTTTTGCCTTCCTGAATTGGTGCAAAAAGAAAAGAACCATATCACGGGTGATGGGCGCGCTCTTAATCTTTTCAGTTTCGATAGCATACTCAACGCTTGCTTTTTGTTCTTCAAGCTGTACAAGCCGGTCTTTCGTGGTAGGGGTTAATATACCCTGTTCGATAGCGGTCATGATATTGTCGATTTTCTTTTGAGCTTCTTTTTTCTCGTTTTTTAAGGCAGATATACGGGCGTTGTTATTGCTTTGTTCTTGTATCTCCATGATTTTATCCGCAATCATATTAATTATTTTATCGTCCAATACAACGCTCATGGTGAGGTCAAAGACCATCTTTTCAATAACGTCCTTTTTGATTCGCAGGCCAGAACAAACGGCGGTCTTTTTTCGCTTGCCGGCACAGTTATAATAATAGTGCATTGCGCCTGTTTTTGATTTGCCAGATTCCCCGATCAAACTACTACCACACTCAGCACAATACATTTTACCCGTGAGAAAAAAGCGTGAACGGTCCAGTTTACGGCGTGGCTGTCTGCTATGCTTAGCCGCAAGAAAACGGGTTAAGGCAATCTGGTATGTATCAGGGTCAATGATGGCCGGAACGCCGCCGGGTATCCGTACATCACCACAATGGTAAATACCGATATATTTTTCGTTTTGGAGCATAACGCGGATTGAGTTTTTATTAAAGGGGCCGTCGGTCGCCGTGCGTATTCCGCGGGCGTTTAAATCGTCAATGATCATTGCGATGCTTTCGCCGCCGGCGTAGCGCGTAAAAATTTCACGGACAACAGGGGCCTGCATTTCATCAATTAGATATTCTTTGTTGGGCCCCTTTTTAAAACCATAGCCTAGGCTGCCATTTGTGGCCCGACAGTGCTCAGCGGCAACGCGGATGCCGCGCTTTACATTCTGGGACAGATTCGCACTGTAATATTCGGCCATACCTTCAAGCATAGATTCTAAAATGATTCCTTCCGGACCTTCTGGGATATGCTCTTTTGCATAGTAGAGGGCGACCGAGTTCTTTTTTAGCTTAACCTTGTTAATGGCGATTTCCTCACGGTTACGGCCAAAGCGGTCGATTTTCCAGACGATCACGCAGTCAAAAAGCTTCTTTGAGCTATCCTTTAACATTCTCTGGAATGCGTCGCGGTTGTCGTTGGTGCCGGTCTTTGAACGGTCGGCATAGGTATCGACAATTTGAATATCATTTTCGGCTGCATAGGCCATGCAGTCGGAAACCTGGCCCTCAATACTGCGGTCGGTTTGGTTTGGCCCTTCACTATAGCGGGCATAGATTACACCTAACATTTTACACCTCATTTATTATAAATTTTGGGCGCAAAAAGCCCGGAAACGTTGTGTTTTCCGGGCTAAAATGGTATAATAAATAATGTAGATTACACCAAACACGCCCAGCGTGTGGACCCTCGTATGTCCAGTGCGAGGGTCCGTTTTTTATTGTTCGATTTTTATTTTTAGTTCGCCGTTATAAATACAAACGGGGATTTCTTCATCAAAACGGTATGTGAGCGGTTCGTATCCGTCCTCAAAGAAATAGACAAGAACCTGACTGCGGAGCGGGTTTACAATCCAGTATTCTCTTACGCCGGAATCACCGTAAGCGTTGAGTTTTCTCAAATAATCATTTCTGGCCGTAGAGGGAGACACGATTTCAACGACCCAGTCAGGAGCACCGGCGCAGCCTTTTTCTGTTATTTTGTTCTTATCACAAACAACGGAAATATCCGGTTCAAAAACATTTTTATCATTAAGTTTTACGTCAAACGGTGCAGGAAAAACAGAGCAGTCACCGCCATTTTTGCGAATGTAGTTTTTAATATCCGCAAACACATCACCCAAAATCGTTTGGTGTAGTGTCGATGGAGCGGAAAGCATAACAATATTACCACTTACCAGTTCTGCCGGTGAATCACCCGTTTTTTCGTAGAAGTCCTTTGCAGTGTAAGGGCCAGATTCAATGTAAATTTCATCTTTTTTCCTTAGTTCTTCAGACATGACACGTTCTCCTTTTTTTATAAAATTTTTGTAATTTAACGCATGTTTTGTTAAAATATTTGTTTTATCAGATGAAACCATATACAATAAAGGTATAGAAACGGCCGTTCCTAAATAATATTTAGGGGGTTGCTGAAATGAAGCAACAATATAAAAAATATATCATTCAAATGGTCAATGAAATTGACAGTGCAGACCTTTTAAAAAAGATTTACACTTTTGTTCGTACCCTTATTAAAATTTCAAAATAATTTTACCTATATGGAAACGGGCTTATTCGCCCGCTTCCCTTTTTGTCATGCGTTCGCCAATGGAGCGGACCAATTCTTTTATAACAATCTTACTTTCCTCGTCCAGGTGCATATACTCCAAAATAGCACTCGAAATAAAATCATCGGTGCCGGCGCATATTTGGGCGCAGTATGCGGCGAGTTCGTCCTCTGGCAATACATCAACAAACATATCACCTTTTCCCTCTTTAAGCCATTCCTCATTTACATTAAATTCTCTACAAATAATCAAAATAGTTCTATCCGTAATGTTCCTGCCGCCGCTTTCATAATTCGAAACAGCAGAGCGCGTTACGCCTATTTTTGTACCAAAAGATTCTTGACTTAAGTCGAGAGCGGTTCGGAGTTCATAAATTCTTTTGTTCAATCCATCTATTGATTTTTCTATGTTTAACACCTCCTCATGAGTGAATTATATATGCAAAACGTCACAAAGTCAACAAAAATTAAAAAAGTAATTGACAATAGGTCACGAATTGACATATAATGTTCACGAAGAAAACATTAAGTGAGGTGAAAAAAATGTTAAATCCAAAAGACAAGCAGGACGCAAATTTGATTTTCGACGAACTAAAAAAAATGAAACCCGAAGATCAGATCATTGTAACGGCATCCATTAACGCGCTGAGACAGCGGCAAATTTTAGAGGAAAAGAAAAAGGTTAAAGAGGCCAGTTAACCACAAAAAAACGGCGCATTTGCCTCCACCCATGAAATACCGCCGTCCCTCCAGAACGGCGGTTATCGTCTGACTTGCATACTAAAAACAGTAGGAGTAAATTTGTCTAATTACTTAGACAGGATAAAACAAAGTGGGCCTTTGTTGTACATCCAATATGACATGGAATCTACCTTATACCCTTCTCTGAGAAGTTTTTCAACTTCTTCATAATCAGAAGTGTATTTTTTCAAGACAACACCTCCTTTGGAGGGAACGTCAAGCCAGTAAATCAAGTATAGCATATCTGCGCATGGGTGGAAACAAATGCGCCGTAAAGAACAAGGAGCAACAGAATGGAAAAACCAAAAATTAACACCGAGGAAATTCCCGCCGCCATCGTTGATGCGCTGGCAATATCCTTTTTAGATTCGATACAGAAGTTTTACAACGACCCTAAAAACGTCGCGGAATTTGAGAAATGGAAAGAGGCACAGAATGAAAATTAAAAGCAAAGAAAAAAGGCATGTTTGTTACCATGACGACCTTTTAACGGTTCCCGAAAAGGTCCGCGAAATGATGGCGGAATATGCTGAAAATGATTGGCCGATGGAAAAGCTTTCGGCGGTTGGGTTCCGCTTAATGCTTAACGATGGCCACGTCGATATTATGTATGACGCCGAAAAACGGGAATTTGTCGAAGAAATTGTTGAATATGACATGGAGGCAGGAAAATGAAACAGATACCCTATCATATTTTAGACATGATTTGTGCCGCTCAAACAGCAACGGAGGTGGAACGCTTTCTCGCAAGAGAACTGATAGAAGCCTACAACGTAGTGAATGAACTGAAGGAAAGCGTTGACGAACTGGAGCGGCAAGTTTCGGCGGTGTATACAGAAAAGACCGAGACAGAGGACGAACTTGAGGGAATCAGAGAATCAATCGAGAATGCGCTCACGATGTCAAGAGAAGAATTTGACCGAATATCAAATGGGGAGTAGTGCATATGGATATAAGCTGGATTTTTGAATTGCTAGAAGATGCTTCTAATGGGAACGATGCCGAACCGGACCCGGCGCCGAAGTGGGTAAAGGCCAGAAAAAAGGAAATCAACACGCCACCGGAAAGAATGTTTTCCAAAAGATTATACAGGCCCCCATAGAAAAATGTGCTGTTCTCCTTGCGAAATATAAACGATAAAAAAGCATACAAAAACAAAAAAAGAAGGAGGTGAAGCCCGGTCGAGAGGCCGGGCTTTTTTAGAACATGGAGACTTTAACATTCGGATTAGTGGAAGTTATTTTTATAACGATTGAAAGAGTATTGGAAATGAAAACACTCGTTAACAAATACGCCGTAGTGCTGATATGCCTTGTAATAATCGCATTAGTAATTTTTGAAAGCGCAAAAAAGGTTAAGCGTGCAAGGAAAAAGTAAAACGTGCGTCCAATGCGGCCTTAAATGGAACGTTTCGGCGTTCTGCAGGCGGGAACCGTATATTTGCCCGCGGTGTGCTGGAAGAAAACGGCAAAAAGAAGAAACAACAAGGCAAAGAATTAGCAAGATGAAAGAAAAATACATATAAAAAACAGCCCTTATGTAGCCTGCAAGCCGGGGCTGTTTGATGAAAAGACGTAGTCTTACGACCTGTATTTATTATACCACTTTACAGGTGATTTGACAACGTGAAAATGGCTTAAAAACGGGCTTTTAAGGCTTGGTTAGAGTATTAACTTTTCTAGGAAACAGACACGAGGTAAGGCATGGGAATAATAAAGCAGACCATCAAGGCGGGAAACACCATCGAAGTAAGAGAGGGGTGCCGAACAAAAGGCCGCGGGGGACCGGGCAGAAAAAGGCGGCTGAAAACAAAGCCGACCAGCGAGGAACAGGAAAAAATAAATCGAAACAGACAGCTTAAGCAACTAACCGTAATCATAAACGCCAATTTTGGCACCGGCGACATGCACATCTCCTTAGATTACCGAGTGGACGAACGACCGGAAAGCCGAAAAGAAGCCGAGGCAATTTTAAACCGCTTTATTGCGCGTCTGAAATATTGGTACAAAAAGCGGGGGCTTACCCTTAAGCGGGTATCCGTCACCGAGGTAGGCAAGCGGGGCGCACTCCATCACCACCTTGTGATCAGCGAGGGCATCACGCCGCAGGAGCTAAAAAAGTTATGGCCCTATGGGAGAGTGCACATTACCCCGTTTGAATCGAACGGCGATTATATCGAGCTGGCGGAATATCTTATTAAAAAAACGGACTGGGAATTTTCCAATGTAGAGGAGATGAAAGGCAAGCGGCGATATAACACCAGTCAGAATTTAGTCAGGCCGCAACAGAAAACAAAGAAGCTAAAGGGGAACACGATCAACCAGAATCCAAAGCCCTACAAGGGCTATTACATACCAAAGAAAAGTATATACCAAAGCAAAGATCAAGAAACGGGGGTGGAATACATCGTGTATCGCATGGTTAAGATAGAGCCTGATTTTAGTTACCGTGGAAAAGTAAGGGCGTACAGAACAGGCAAAAAAGAAAGAAGGTGAAGGCATGAAACCAGTATTGAAATATCCCGGCAGTAAGTGGAACCTCGCCAGCTGGATCATTGACCACATGCCGCCGCACGAAAGCTATTTAGAACCATTTTTCGGAAGTGGGGCCGTACTGTTCAACAAGGAGCCGTCGCGGATTGAAACCATCAACGACCGCGACGGCGAAATCGTGAACTTCTTTCGTGTCTGCAGGGACAAACCCGAGGAACTGGCAAGGGCCATCAATTTAACCCCATGGGCGCGCGACGAGCTGGCCGCCTGCAGGGAGGAAACAGCGGACCCAATTGAGCGCGCAAGACGTACCGCGGTCACCTGTCACATGACTTTCGGGTCACGGAGGTGCGGGAAAAGCTTTCGACATACCACAGGGAAAAAGAAAGATGGAGGACCAGATCACCCGAAAGTATGGGCGGGTGTGCCGGAAATTGTACTGGAGGCGGCAGAGCGCCTAAAATATGTTCAGGTCGAGAATAAGCCAGCTCTTGAACTGATTAGAAGTTTTGACGGCCCGGAGGTTTTTATTTATCTGGACCCGCCATATGTTAAAAGCACAAGGACGCTACATGGCGACCAGTACAATTTTGAAATGACCGAAAAAGACCACGAGGAGCTTTTAAAAGCTTTGGTTAATAGCAGGGCGAAAATAATACTGAGCGGGTACGACAATGCGCTTTATAACGATTATCTTACCGGGTGGAAAAAAGAAAGCATTAAAGCACAGGTTGAGCGAGGCGGGACAAAGACAGAAACAATCTGGTACAACTACACACAATATGAGCAGATAGCAATTTTTGATTTATAGAAAGAAAGGGCGTAAAACCAATGAAAAAGCAATTGAGAATTGAGTACAAAGATGGCGTAAAAGTTAAAGTAACAAACAAAAACGGAAACACAGAGGTTTTTAAAAGATACCTACAAAGCGTAAATCTAACGCGCGTAAAAAATTGTGCGATTTACACTTATCCATTAAAGAGCAATCCCCCCTTTGTTCTGGTAGAGGACAGAGAAATTAACAAAGAAAATGCAGAAGATTTTTTAATGTGACTTATAAGGAGCTTGAAAATGGAGATAAGGCCGATAAGCCTGAAACAGGCAAACGAATTTGTGAAGAACAATCACCGCCATCATGGACCAACAGTAGGGCATAAATTTTCTTTAGGGCTTTATGACAACGGGGAATTTATAGGGTGTGCGATATGCGGGCGTCCCGTAAGCAGGCATCTGGATAACGGTGTAACATGTGAGATAAACAGGCTTTGCACAACAGGAAAGAAAAACGCCTGTTCAATGTTATATGGCGCGTGCTGCCGAGTGGCAAAGGAAATGGGCTATAAAAAAATAATTACCTACACACTGGAAAGCGAGAATGGGAGTAGTTTAAGGGCCAGTAATTTTAAATATGATGGCATTGCAGGCGGTAAAATTTGGAGCGGCGAAAGAAATAGAGATAGAGGCGTGCCAAAGGAATTAAAAAAGAGATGGTTCAGGGAACTGTAAAGGAGAAAAGAATGGGATTAATCATTGACAATTTTGCCGGAGGAGGAGGCGCTTCGGAAGGCATTGAACAGGCGATGGGCCGCCCGGTAGACGCGGCCATCAACCACGACCCCGATGCCATCGCCATGCACATGCTGAACCACCCGAAAACAAAGCACTATTGCGAAAGCGTATGGGAAATCGAACCTTACCAGATCACAAAAGGCCGCCCGGTCGATCTGGCGTGGTTTAGCCCAGATTGCAAACATTTCAGCAAAGCAAAAGGCGGAAAACCGAAAAACAAAAATATTCGCGGGCTGGCATGGGTGGCCGTTAAATGGGCATGGCATGTGCGGCCAAAGGTTATTATATTGGAGAACGTAGAGGAGTTTAAAACATGGGGGCCATTGGGAGAGGACGGGCAGCCGATCAAGGAGAAAGCCGGGGAAACCTTCACAAGTTTTGTAGAGGAACTTAGAAATATGGGTTACGCCGTCGAATGGCGGGAATTGAAGGCTTGCGATTATGGCGCGCCGACGACACGAAAACGCTTTTTCCTAGTGGCGCGGTGTGATGGCCGCCCGATTGTATGGCCAGAGAAAACACACGGGCCGGGGACCGAAAACCCCTATCATACCGCCAAAGAAATTATTGACTGGTCACTGCCTTGCCCGTCCATTTTTGAACGCAAGAAACCGCTGGCAGAAAGCACCATGCGGCGCATACACCGAGGAATTTTTAAGTATGTCATCGACAATCCAGAGCCGTTTATTATAAACATCAACCATTCACAAAGCCCATTTATAGGGAATAGCATCAATGAACCCTTAAGAACAGTAATGGTTAAAAATTGTTTTGCAGTGGTAGCGCCAACACTGATACAGATGGGGTACGGGGATCCAGCGGGGAAAAGGGCGCTGGATCTAAACAAACCGCTGGGAACTGTCACAGCACAGGGGAATAAGTTTGCATTGGCCGCAGCCTTTATCAAGAAAGATTATGGAACAGGGACAGGGCAGAGCACAGAGGAACCCCTACGCACCATCACGGCCAGCAGCAACCATTTTTCCCTAGTGTCTGCTTTTCTGCTTAAGTATTATGGCAGCGGCATTGGGCAAAGTGTAGAGGAACCTTTGCACACCATCACCACGAAAGACCGTTTCGGCCTAGTTGCGGTACAAGGGCAAGATTATAGAATTGCAGACATCGGTATGCGCATGTTAGAACCGAGGGAACTGTTCAGGGGACAGGGGTTCAGGGAAAGCTATATTATCGACACCGATATAAACGGGAAAAAATACAGCAAAGCAAAACAGGTTGCCAAGTGCGGCAATGCAGTACCGCCGCCGCTTGCAAGGGCGCTTGTTTTGGCGAACTGCTCAGAGTACACAGAAAGGAGAGACGATGGACAAGAAAATATTGCGGGTATTTCCGCATAAAACCAGCTACACACCAGACGAAAAAGACCCCTATGTTTATATTGCAAATGGAATTTGTCAGGTGCCGGCATTGGCACTGTTCCCGGAATTTAACGAGGTGCACATAAGCTGCGTGTTTACCTGGGACCGGGAATTTTGCCAGAAATTACAATGGCAGTTCAGAGGATTTACAGACAAGCCTGTCAAGCTGGGAGGCCCGGCGTTTCGGTCCTATACGCCGGATTTTACGCCGGGGCTGTACGTAAAGGAAGGCGTCACCTTCACATCGCGGGGGTGTAACAACAATTGCCCGTGGTGTATGGTGCCGGGCGTAGAGGGAAAGTTAAAGGAACTGCCGATCACGCCGGGAAACATCATCCAGGACAACAATTTTCTCCAGACCAGCCGAGCGCACAAAGATAAGGTCTTTAAAATGTTACAGGACCAGCGCCGAATCTGCTTTAAAGGCGGATTAGAGGCCGACCTCATCGACGACCATTTTATAGAGCATGTAAAAGCGATCAGGCCCCGTATAAAAGAACTGTGGCTGGCCTGCGATACCCCGGCATCCCTAAAAGCGTTTCAAACAGCCTGCGAGAAGCTCAGAAACGCCGGGTTTGGCAGGGACAAAATAAAATGCTATGTATTAATTGATGGGGACTTAGAGGAAAACGAAAAAAGGTTAGCCGAAGTCTACAATGCCGGCGCGATGCCTTTTGCACAGTTATACCGGGAATACAGCGGAAAAAAGACGACATACAGCAAGGAAATTGAGAAGTTCGCCAGATCATGGCAGCGCCCGCCGGCGATTCAAGCACACATGGAGCGCGGGACCGATTTTAGAGAATTCAGGGTGTAAAAATGGGACCGAAAAAAACAAAAAGGCTGAAAACAAATTGCCAACTAAAATTTACAGAAAATATTTTTGACGAGCCGGTGACGATCAAGTGCGAAATAGCCCGCGTGGAGGATTCAAAATTCTTTCAAGTCCTACTGCCAGGGGCAGAAGCAATTTTAACATTTCGGGTGGCTGATGCAATGCAAGTATTAAATGAAACGAGGTAAAGAGAATGAAAGAAAACCATTGGAGTTATAAAAAAAATGATGAATATTTTTGGACTTATGACATTTGTGATACAAAAGAGGAGGCATTAAAAGAAGGTCGCATTTGGGCAAAACAAGAAGGAATAAAAGAATTTGTAGTACAGGAATTGGAGACCGTACCAATTCCAACAGAGCCGGATATTGAGGATATTTTCTATTATCTGGACACAAAATATGACGAACAATGCGGTGACGATGGGAGCCGGTACATTTTTTACGATACCATGGAAGAAAAGAACAATGAACACCTTAAAAAACTGAACGGAAAAATAAAAGAAGCCATAGAGGAATACATTAAAGCCGTCGGAATAAAAAGCAACTGGTTCAGTGTCATTGATGAATACCTGGTCTTTACAGAGGATTAAGACAATGAAAAAAGTAATTTTAGCAGCAATTATGGCGGCGTTCTGCATCATGGCCGCCTGGGGCTGCGCACCAATACAAAGCGGAAATATCTATCAAATGGAGCAGCGAGGCCCAGACCGGTATATTATTCGTATAAGTGAATACCAGAGGGGGACTGTTCGGCGGGCGGCTTATTTTGTGCCAGAGGAAATTTTTAAAACCTGCAGGGTCGGACAGTATTTTAGGTTAAAGGACTGTAGGTTGACAAAATAGCATTAAAAAGGCGTTTTAGCTTCAAAATAAAATGAAACTAAAATACAAGATTTAATGAAAAATGTCAACCGGATTGGAGGAAACACAATGCCAGAACAAGGGGAAAGAAAGTATTACCTAAAAGGGTTTAATGGGCGGTACCGGGAAATAAACTCGCTTGCCGAACTGGAAGAAAAAGGACTGCCAATAAAGCACATTTTATCCATGCAAGGCGCAGTCTCGATTTCTTTAGAATTATCAAAGGTCCCAGGCCAAACAAAGCGCGAATTGGGGCTTTATCAGGGCAAGCGAAAGGCAAAACATTTTTACAGGAAGTAGAGGAGGCGCAAAAATGGTAAAAACAATAATATTCTACCTGATTTTTGGAGGCGGCAGCGCTTTCTTTGGTTTCGCACTGTGCGCGATCATAACCGCATCCAGTGCGAGCGAGCTGCAGGAGGAAAAACAAACGCAGCCGAGGCGCTATAAAGACTGGGCGACCGGAAAGACCTGTGAGGTCTTACATATTGCAGAAAACAAGGAAACGGGAGAACGATTTGTAATTTATCAATTTGCCAGCGATGTAAGCCCTGTATGGGCAATGCCGGCAAACAAGTTTTATAATTCAAAAAAAATCAGAGGAAACGAGGATAAAAGCAATGATTAAAATTGAAGTAAAAGAAAACAGAACAAAGGGAAAAGCCGAAGTAAGACTTGAAATGCAGGGAAACAGCAATGATGTTTTAGCAGAGGCAGGGCAAATAGTTCGAGCATTGGTTGAACAAATCATTGAAGTGGGCTATTCAAATAGTATTATGCTGGGATTTGGGCAAAATAATGTCTTTACAGAAAGGCAAGTTCAAAGGGTGGCAAAAATGATGCAATTAGGTTTCAGCGAAGGAATAGAGGGGCTTAAAAAGAAAGGTATCTTAAGCGCCGATTATGGGAAGGATATAGCGTTATGAATCAGAAAACATTTAAAGAAACCGTGTCAGACCATTTTGAGGAAAAAGGCTTGATCGTAACGATAAAAGAGTGCAAATTAGGGAAATTAGAGGCCATTTCAATTGCGGTATTTCCAAAGAAAGGAGGGCCGCAGGTATTTAAGGAGCTGGTCCCGTCCGAAGGCGCAAACTGGGACATTGCCATAAAAAATTTAGAGCGGAAAATTAATTTCAGGTATGGCAAAAAAATCATTTAAAAGAGGTTTAAAATGGGAAAAAGAACATTATGGAATTGTACGATCATCAAACAAGCATTGGCAAACGGAAAAGGGCGGCCAGATCAGAAATATGGAAAATGCGAGGGGTATTTAAATATTAAGGGAATCACTTACCCTAAATGCGCCAGATGTCAGCTAAATGATGATAGTCGAATTGACACAGTAGAAGGAAAGGAACTCAGGAAATGAACAAGGAAGCTTATTTAGAAGTTGGACGAGAGTGCGCCCGCATGTGTAGTTTTTATTCTGAGCAGGCCAGATGTATTGACTGCCCGGCAAATTGGAGAAAAAACCCAGAAAAGGTTGACTGCACTGATCTTATTATGGGCAGTCCGGAAACGGCTTTTGATATAATTCAAAAATGGAGCAAAGAAAACCCTAGAAAGGCAGGGGACAATGAAAGCAAATAGGCAGTATCAGGGATATTTATCTAGAGAAAATGGAAAAGCCTTTGAGGATTTAATCGAATTGTCATGCCTGGGCTACTTGAATAAAGGCATCGCATGTATCGAGAAAACGCCAGAACCGATAAAGGTATTATCAAAAGTAGAGGGAAACGGAACCTTTCACGCATGTTTTGAAAAGCACGCCCAGCCAGACTATAAAGGCGTGCTCAATAACGGACGGGCCATCGTTTTTGAGGCAAAGCACACCGATAAAGACCGCATTGAAAAAAGCGCGGTCAAAGACTGGCAGGGCGAGGCGTTAAAAACCTATAGCAAAATGGGGGCCTTGACCTTTATTCTGGTATCATTTGGATTTGCAAAATTTTATGCGATACCATGGGAAGTTTGGGACAGCATGAAAGAAGATTACGGCAGAAAGTACCTTACGCCGGCAGATATTCCGCGCTTTGAGGTCAAATTACAAAACTATTTAAGGTTTTTAGATATATTCCCAGTTACCGTTGTTACCAGAGCATATATACACGAAAGGGTACCACATGAAACATACGAATGACAAAATAACCATTGATATCGAAAGAGCGCTTAAGCTGGCAGCAGAGGAGGGCGCACGGGCCGGCGTGGCCGCCTACAAGGAGGAAAAAGAAAATGCAATCACCAGAAAGCGCGACCGTCGGCTTAGAAATACAAAGATGCTGCTGGAGCATTACCGAGATTTTAAAGCACATGCCGACGGAGCTATCTTTGACAGTATTCAGGTAGAAAACGAGGATATTACCGATTTATTCTCCCTGATGGAAACAGAGTACAGTAATGAAAAAACATTTTTAGAGAGCGTCAGCCAGAGCAATAAAAAAACAAAACTTATTATCGCCCATATTGACGCGATGCTGAAAGAATATGAAAAGTATTGCCGTATGTCCGTAAAGCCAGAGGAAAAGAGAAGATACAGAATTGTTCGGGACATGTATATAAGCCCGCAGATATGGACAGCTGAGGAAATTTCTGAAAATTACGGCATTGCGAAACGGACGGTATATAAAGATATTACATTGGCAACAGAGGCGTTGGCGGTCCTTTTTTTCGGTATTGACGGCACAGAGAAAAAGCCCGATGCACAAAGTGTGCATTGACAGGGCACACGGAACCGTGATAGAATGTAGACGTAAAAGTGTCATTTGAATAAAATTAAGATAAACGAGGCCGCGAGAAAGCGGCCTTTTTTCATGCCGTCCAGAAGGATGGTTTTTTTATATCTTAAAAAGGGGTGAGGTGATGAAAGGGGAAAAAGGTATAAAGCGGTCTGTTCATAATGCTTATTTATCAGGAATGAAATATAAAGACATATCCGAAAAATATAATATTTCGATCAATACATTAAGAAGCTGGGTAAAGCGCGAAGGATGGGCGGCCGAAAAAAAGGGGGTTAACGAAGTCAAAAAATGTGCACACAAAAAAGAAAAAATGTGCACACAAAAAAAAGAAGAAAAAAAGGATACAAAAAAAACAAAGAAAAGCACCAAAGCAGAAAAGGAAATCGAAGTAGAGGAGCAGGAACAAAAATCGGAATTAAGTAGTAAAGAAATTTTATTCTGCATTTATTACACTCAGTACCATAATAAAACAAAAGCCTATCAAAAGGCATATGCCTGTAAATATGAAAGTGCACACGCGAACGCCTGGAAACTATGGCAAAAAAGGGCAATCCGAGAAACAATAGACGAAATGCTTGAACAGCAGCGCGACGAAGCAAAATTAAAGGCAGAGGATATTTTTAATAAATTCATTGATATTGCGTTTGCAAATATGCACGATTATGTGAAGTATGGCAGTCAGGAAATGATTATCACGGATAAAGGCAAGCCGCTGTATAAAGAAAATGACGATGGCGAATTGATCGCTTTGACCGAGATGCAAAATTATGTTGAATTTCAGGATAGCGAGAATCTGGATGGATCGATTGTTACTGAGGTTAAGCAGGGAAAAGGCGGCGTTTCAATCAAACTGGCCGACCGTGTGCGGGCGCTGGACTGGCTTTCAAAGCACTTTGCAGAGTTTAACCCAGAACAGCAGGCGCGTGTAGAAAAGCTTCAGGCAGAAATCAAGCACATGAAAGGCGAGGATGAGGAAATAGAGGACCTTTTAGAAATGGATGCGTTAATTTATGGCAAAGATTAAAAGAAAGACAATCCCCTTTAATTTCGGACAAAAGCACATCGAATATATCAGAAAATGTGAAAAAAACACCATAAACGCCGCAGAGGGAGCCGTCAGAGCCGGGAAAACCATAGACAATGTATACGCATTTGCGCACGAACTGAAAACAACAAAAGATAAAATACACCTTGCCAGCGGTTCGACGGCGGCCAATGCAAAGCTAAATATCGGCGATGCGAATGGGTTTGGCCTTGAATGGATTTTCAGAGGACAAAGCCATTGGGGAAAATACAAAGGAAATGACTGCCTGTTTATCAAAGGGCCAGACACCGGAAACCGGCAGCGCGTTGTTATATTTGCCGGCGGCGGGAAAGCGGACAGTTTTAAGAAAATCCGTGGGAACTCCTATGGCATGTGGATTGCGACAGAAATAAATTTGCACCACGATAGCTTTATCAAAGAAGCCTCAAACCGACAGCTTGCGGCAAAGCGCTTAAAAGTATTCTGGGACCTGAACCCAGACGCACCGAAAGCGCCGATATACACAGACTACCTTGACGTTTACCAGAAAAAGCAGGAAGCTGGCGAAATGGTCGGCGGGTACAATTACGAGCATTTCACCATTTTTGACAATATCAACATTACAAAAGAGCGTATCGCATCAATCATCAGCCGATATGACAAGACAAGTATCTGGTATATGCGCGATATATTGGGGAAACGGTGCACAGCGGACGGCCTGATCTACCGAATATTTGCCGATGCTATCAGCGCAGGAAGCGGAATCTTCAAAGCGGTAGAGCTGCCGTCGGTTTTCCAGGAAATCAATGTAGGGGTGGATTTTGGCGGCTCAGGTTCCGGACATGCATTTGTCGCGTCGGGCATCACAAGAGGTTATCAAGAATTAATCATTCTCGAAAGCGAGAAACATTCAGGAGAGACAGACCCGGAGGAATTGGGAGAGCTGTTTGTGAATTTCTGTCTGAAAGTCATTGCGAAATACGCGACCATTGACAATGTCTATGCAGACAGCGCAGAGCAAGTATTAATAAGAGGGTTGAGAACCGCCGCAAGAAAAAGCGGGCTGAACTGGCTAAAAATCTATGATTCATACAAAGAAGAAATTAACGAGCGTATCCGGGCGACATACATGCTTATGTCACAGGGGCGCTTTTTTTATTACGGTCTGGGGTGCGAAAGCTTAATCGACGCGTTATGTACGGCAATCTGGGACCCTAAAAAGATAACAAAAAATGAACGGCTTGACGATGGAACATCAGATATAGATTCATTAGACGCGTTTGAATATACGTTTGAACGTAGCATAAGCCGTTTAATTGGGAGGTGAGCAATTGTTATCAACAATACAACAATGGGCGAGTAAGATCATTGATGAGCTTATACCGAGCAATAAAGGCTCATCGGTATTGGCCTTGTCCCCTAAAATGGAAATGGCAATAGAGACGTGGGCATCATTGTACGCGAACCGGCCGACGTGGCAAAGCAAAAAAGAAATGATCTTTACCATGGGACTGCCTGGTGCGGTAGCAAATGAAATGGCTCGCCTTGTGACCATTGAGCTAAAAAGCGAAATAACGGGCAGTCAAAGAGCTGATTTTCTGAATGAGATTTATAAAGAAAAGGTGTTGAAAAATATCCGGCAGTATGTAGAATATGGCTGCGCAAAGGGTGGACTAATCATGAAGCCCTATTTTAACGGTAAAGGAATATCCGTGGATTTTATACAGGCGGACGCTTTTCTGCCGGTTTCTTTTGACAGCGCAAAGCAGATTACGGCGGCAATTTTCGTGGCGTCGATCAGGAAAGGGAAAAAGATTTATACCCGGTTTGAAGCACATAGTGTCACAAACAGCGGGTACACCATCATCAATAAAGCCTATTTAAGCGAGAATGACGGGATATTAGGAAAACAAGTACCATTAAGCGCCGTCGAAGAATGGGCGGCCCTGGTCGACAAGATTGTTTTTCCATATATCGAAAAACCATTATTTGGTTATTTCAATGTGCCGATGGCGAACAGGATTGACGACGCGTCACCGCTGGGGGTATCCGTCTTTTCAAATGCAACAACTTCAAATCTGTTTGAAATTGCCGATAAACAGTTTTCAAGAATCATACAGGAATATAAGATCAAAGAAGCGGCCATTTTTGCGGCGGAAAGCATGTTTAAAACCGTTGATGGAAAGGCAAAGCTTCCGGGAGGAATGGAAAAAATATACCGCATTTTGGATTTACAAACCGGCATCAAAGATAAACCATTCTTTGAAACATTCTCACCGGAAATCAGGGACAGCAGCTTGTTTAATGGGCTGAATAAGTATATGCAGCGCATTGAGTTTGAATGTGGGCTGGCCTATGGAACCATCAGCGATATACAAATGGTTGAAAAGACCGCAGAGGAAATCAAGACAAGCAAACAAAGGAGCTATTCAACCGTATCGGATATTCAAAAAGCCTTAAAAACAGCGCTGGAAGATTTAGTAGAGGCGATGAACCAGCTGGCGACACTGTACCGATTAACGCCGGAAGGGGAGTACAAAACAAGCTTTAATTTTGATGATAGCATCATTGTTGACACAAAGACAGAACAGACCATAAGAATGCAGGAAGTAGCCGCCGGCATATTAAAACCCGTCGAATATCTTAAGTGGCGGTATGGCGTGGACGATAAGCAGGCGGCGGCCATGATGCCGGATACAGAGGACACAATAGATCAGGGAGTGCCTGTCGACGACCCGAAAACCGGAGGTCCAAAAGCGAATGAAAATGAAAAAGTAAAAGAAGTCGAAGAAATCGCAGGGAAATCACTAAACGGAGCGCAGACACAGTCACTTATTGGCATCATTAGACAGTACGGGGAAGGTTCTTTAACCATTGGACAGGCAATAAACCTTATTGCGGTTGCCATTGGAATATCAAAAGAAGAAGCCAAAAAAATTATTGAAGGTGCAGAATAATGCTAACACCTGAACAATACGACCTCATCGCCGACAGCATGGGCGGCATCTTTGAAGATTTAGAAGAATTTGTCATTCGTGATTTTGTCAGGCGAGTGGTTGGAGCTGGAACCATCACAGAGACAGCCAGGTATCAACTACTCATGGCTGAACAGATGGGGCTTTCCACAATTGCGATCAGAAACGCCGTACAAGAGGCGCTTGCCTTGTCCGACGCTCAAATAGAAGAATTGTTCACAGAATGGGGGCTTGAAGGGGTGCGAATGGAAGCCGGCATCATGAAACAAGCCGGTATCGACACAAAAGGTATGCAGGAATTAGAGGAGTTTCAAAGAATCATGCAGGCGGCGATTGCTCAAACACAAGGCGAAATCAAGAACCTTACAAACAGCATGGGATTTGCGCAGGTCGTGAATGGAAAAGTCGAATTTATCGACATTGCAGCCTATTATCAGAAAGAATTGGATTTTATTCAGATGCAGATACAAACCGGCGTATTAGATTATAACAGCGCCATCCGGCAGGCCATTAAGCGAATGGCAGACAGCGGATTAAGAACCATTGATTATAAAACAGGGTGGAGCAATCAGCTGGAAACAGCTGTCAGGCGGGCCACACTGACCGGCGCAAACCAGATGTCCGGGCAGATGACCGACGAGCTGGGAAAAGAAATGAACTGTAATTTCGTGGAAGTAACAGCACACGCCGGGGCAAGAGATACCGGAGAAGGTATTGAAAATCACAAAAGCTGGCAGGGAAAAGTATACAGCCGTGTTGGTGCGACACCGGAATATCCGAATCTGTATGAAAAAACAGGGTTGGGCCGGGGACCGGGGCTTAAAGGCTGGAATTGCCGGCATGATTACAATAATTTCTTTCCGGGGTACTCAAAACGAGCCTGGACAGATGAGGAGCTGGAAAATATCGACCCGCCGCCGTTTGAATACAAGGGAAAGACATATACATATTATCAGGCAACACAAAGGCAGCGAAATATTGAAGGAGCGATCCGCCGATCAAAAAGAGAGTTAATCGGGTACGACGAAGCCGGAGACACCGACGCATTTACGACAGCCAGCGTCAGGCTGAGGCGTCAGAAAGAGGAGTATGCGAGTTTTAGCCGTGCGGCCAAACTGAAACAAAGACCAGAGCTTCAACAAGTTTATAGATATGGCAAGGGAATCGCACAGAAAGCAGTGCACGCAGGCAAAATAAAGGTAAAAACAAAGACAAATAGCGGCAATGGTGGTATAATAAAAGACAAGAAAAAAAGCGTTGAAAACGCCGTTAAAGGGCTGCCAAAAAGCGCAAAAACACCAGAGGAAAGAAAAGCGTTCGCAGAAAGCTATCTTGACAATATCGGCGTTGATCGTTCAAATGTTAAGGTTGCAATAAAAAATACAAAATCAGAATTTGGCTATTGCGCAATAAGTAAACGCGACAACAACACATGCCATTACGGCGAATATGTGTTAAAAAAAGCCGATCAGCGCGGAGAAGCCTATCAAAAAAGAACCGCTTTTCATGAAGCCTATCACCTGGCGTTGAATGGGCAGCCGTGGGACGCGATTGACGGAAAAAAAATCAACAAAAAATGGCTGATGATGGAAGAAACCTTTGCCGAAGCGTCGGCGCATTATGCGGCCGGAGAATATGGCATAAAAGAAGCTTTAGCCCCGTCTTATTCAGAAAAACTGATTAAAACCCTGTCGCGGCTGAAGATGCTTGAAAAATATAAAGATTGTCAGTCAATTAAAGATTTTGGGAAAATCGCGTTAGAGGACCGTTTAAGCGGCGTTGGTGGTGTCTGGTCTGATTTATACGACAAGATTTTCAGTTTATCATTTGATGAAAATAAGTATTATCAAAAATATTTCGATGTAATAAGAAAAAATTACAATGATCTATTTGATAAAATGTTTGAAAATACGCCGGAAAATGCACAGTATCGAAACTATATGAAGGATGATCTCTTTAATTCAATCAATAAAATTAAAAAGGGCTGGTCCTTTGAAAAACTATCCGATAATGAAAAAGTGGTTTTTTCAAATATCATGATCAACGCGATGGAAAGGAAAGGGATTTAAAATGAAACTGTATATCCCGACAAACCTATATAAGGACCCGACCAACGAAAAAAAGGTCTGGAAATTGCTTGAAAAATACAAGGTTGGAAATGAAGATTGTATCAGATTGGAAAATGACAACCAGGAAGAAAGAAACATGGCCTGCAAACGGGCAATAGAGGATTTGGGCGAACCAGCCATAGCACAGTTAATTTTTAAATAATCATCATGAAACACCGTCTTGTCACGGTGTTTTTTATATGCAAAAGAAAGGAGGTGGCCAGCGGCCTTTTTTTATTGACCAGAACCCGCAAGTCACAAAAAGGTTGGGAAACCAGATAAAGGAGTAAAAGCATGGCATTAGACAAAGAATTTTTAGAAAGTCACGGCCTGTCAGGGGATGCGCTTGACGCAGTTCTGAAAGAGTATAACAAGGACATTGCAGATGAGCAGCAAAAAGTAAATGCTGAAAAGCTCAGAGCAGACACAGCAGAAACGAATTACGCAACAGCCAATGAGAAATTAAAAGGGTATGACCCAGAATGGGAAACAACGGTCAAAAACGCAAAAGAGGAGGCCCAGAAAGAAATTGAGAAGCTTAAATTCGATTATGCTTTAGAAAAGGCAATGGGCGCAGCGAAAGCGAAGAACACAAAGGCTGTCATGGCCCTTTTGGATATGGAAGGTCTGAAACAGAATGGCGATGAAATTGTCGGCCTCAATGAACAGATCGAAAAGCTTAAAAAAGAGAATGACTTTCTGTTTGACACCGAACCAACGCCGCCGCCGTTCAGCGCGTCAACCAACGGAGAAGGTCTTGACACAAAGGACAGAAAAGACGAAGCCAACGCCGCATTAAGAGCGATGTTTGGAAAAGAATAATTAAAAAGAGGAGAATAAAAAATGGCATTAGTAAGCAGAGAAAAAACAGAAGCATTAATTCAGGAGCAGTTAATCAACACTATCCACCAGGACGCGCCGAAACAGTCCGTATTTATGCAGTTAGCGCGAAAATTACCGAATATGTCCAGCAAAACGATCAGGCAACCTGTACTGGACCTGTTACCAACGGCATATTGGGTCAATGGGGATACCGGGTTTAAACAGACAAGTGAACAAGCATGGGACAACGTATATCTTACCGCCGCAGAATTGGCCGTTATCGTGCCGATACCGGAGGCGGTGTTGGACGATGCAAGTTTTGATATTCTGGGCGAAATCCAGCCGCGCGTTGTGGAAGCAATCGGTCAGCGCGTAGACGCAGCCGTTATCTTTGGGAATAACCGTCCGTCAGAATGGACAACCGACATTTTGACAAGGGCGAGAATCGCCGGGCATAACGTAGCGCCAGGAAGTAAAAATATGTTTGATTTGATCATGGGAGAAGGCGGCGTGATTGCCAAAATTGAGGAGGACGGCTTCATGTCCACCGGCGCAATGGCAAGTATGAGCATGCGGGCGAAATTGCGTGGATTAAAAGACAGCAACGGGCAGCCGTTATTTGTAAGCAGCATGCAGGGAGCGACACAGTATGCTCTTGACGGCGCACCAATGCACTTTCCGAGAAATGGCAGTTTTGACACAAGTGCTGCACAGATGATTGTAGGCGATTGGTCACAGGCCGTCTATGCGGTGAGACAAGATATTACCGTCAAGATTTTAGATCAAGGCGTTATTCAAAACCCAAACACAAAGGAAATTACGTATAACCTGGCACAGCAGGACATGATTGCGTTACGTGTCGTATTCCGCATGGGCTGGGCGCTGCCGAACGCAGCAACACGCATGGACGAAAAACGTACGAGCTGCCCGTTTGCCTATATTGAACCAGCAACGCCCGTTACAACAAAAGCCGTAACATTCACGGTTGAGGATAATGCCGAAACGCCAGAGGCCATTGACGGCGCAATGATTGATGTAAGCGGCGCAAGAATGGAAACAAAGGCAGACGGAACAGCCGTGTTTAATTTACTGCCGGGGCAGTATGAGGCCGCCATCAAAAAGGCAGGCTACAAAACTGTCAAAGAAAGCATTATCGTTGAAAATGATGCCGTGAGCAAAACAATTACAATGGTACCGACAAAATGATTTACGCAGATTTTGACTACTACAAAAACGAGTATTTCGGAACCGATATAGAGGATGAAAAAGAATTTAAAAGGCTGGCACTGAAAGCGTCAGCCTATATTAATGCCCTAACAGAAGGACGCGTCGAAATGCCGGCACCGGAAATGGTTAAAAATGCTATGTGCGCCGTAGTCGATGTTGAAAAGATGTATTCAGATGGTGAAGGAGGCGTAGCATCTGAAACAATCGGTCCGATGTCAAAGACCTATGCCAATGTAGAAGAAAAGACAATCGAAAAAGAAAGGTATCAGGCAGCCTACCCTTTTCTTTCAGGGACGGGCCTGCTATATCGTGGGATACAGTGAAAGCTAATGCAGATATAACGGTTATCCATATTGATGATGAAGGAACGGCAAAGGTTGAGCGGATACAAGATGTGTTCTGGTTTTCGGACCGAAAGACCGCCCCGACCGATGGCGGCATTGTCAGCCAGGACGAAATCAATATCATCATTCCGAAGAAAGCTGCGCCGGCAACGCTGAATATTGAAAAAGGCGATTATGTCGTAAAAGGGTCGTATGAAGATTTCATTACAGAGCCGAAAGAAGCGTTGAGAAGCCTCATAGATGAGCGAAACGGCGTTTTGATTACATCGGTACAGGATAACCGGGATAAAGTCGGAAAAACGGCAAATTTGAAGATTGTAGGGGTCTGAAATGTCCAAAACAAGAGTAAAAATTAATATGGACCCGCACCACAAAATATTGACAAAGCGGGGAATGAATAAAGGCGGCCAGCTGCAAAAGGAGTTTTTGACAGAAATGCGACGGCATACGGATAAATACGTACCAATGCAAACCGGCCACCAGAAAAACATTGCCCGAATTGTTACGTCGCGGGGTGAACTGATTTATCCCGGTCCAAAGGCAAGGTATTTGTATTATGGAAAAGTAATGGAAGGAAAGCCGCCTAAAAAGGTAACAAACCGGAAATTACAATACAATGGTGCACCGATGCGTGGGGCCTTTTGGGCAACGCGGTCATGGGCCGACAATGGCGACGATATTTTGAGAACGCTGGCCGCATTGGCAGGAGGTAAGGTGAAATGAGCAAACCGATCGTGGAAGCAGTCGTTGAGTTTCTACAAGGCTGCCCCCATCTGGAAAAATTAAAAGCTGGCCTCAGTGTTGATTTTATGAAAGAGAAACCAGGAAAGCCGCCGACGTTTGTCATTGAAAGCGTGCCGGTGAATCCGGTAATAAGATCATATATTGGCGGAAGTGCAAGAAAGCAATTTGTATTTGTATTTGCAAGTAAAGAATGGTATGGACGCGACATCGTACAAAATATCAAGAATATTGGCTTTTATGAGGACTTTTCAGCGTGGCTTGATGAACAGAGCAGAAACAGAAATTTACCCGTCTTAGAGGACGGAAAAAAGGCGTTAAACATAAAGGCATTGACGACGCCTTTTATTATTGACAACGAAATTGACAAAGCCCGGTATCAGATTCAGTGTAGGCTAGAATATTTTGAACCGGCAGCAAACTAAATGAAACAGGAGGAAACAAAATGGATTCTTTAATGCGTTATGATGTATCGGATTATATGGACGTAGGAGAAAACGGCACCGAAGAATATGCGTTAATGGGGGTAGGGTTTAATTCACTGGATGAAAGCCCAAACGCCCAGGTAGATAAAAAAGCATACATTCACGAAAAAGTGTCAAGCTCAAAAGTCAAGGGTTATGAAGGACAATTCCCATATAAAGCGGATTTGGTCAAAGATGAGCGCGTTGTCATGAAAGTTTATGAAATTGCAAGAAATCAGAAAACTGGGATAGATGCCGAGGTAAATTATGTCAGAGTTGAACTATTTAAGCCGACAACGGGTCAGAGCGGCGTATTTGCGGCGCGAAAATTCAGAACCGCCGTTGAAGTCTCAGACATTACAGGTGAAGGAGCAAACCCGTTAGAAATGTCCGGAAATCTAAATCAGGTCGGCGAGTTTATCGACGGACAGTTTAATGTTGACACGAAAAAGTTTACGGCAGCAGGGGAAACTACCCCGGAAAACGAATAAAGAGAGGAATAAACCATGGGAAGTTTCAGTTTCAAAAAAACGGATGATATTATTTTTGAAATCAATGGGGAAAAGTTCAAGGTTCCCTATACACAGGAATTACTGTTAAAAATCGAAATGCTCAGAAAAAAAGCGGGAAAATGCGTTAGAAAGGTTGAAAAGACAAGCAATGAACAGGAGTTGCTCGAAGTCGTAAGGGGATTTTATCAGGGTTCTATTGATGATATTCTGGGAAAAGGGGCGTTTGATAAAATTTTTGAAGATCGTATGGTTAACCTTGTTGATCTTCAAGATATTATTTTCTATCTGGCCTATGAAACAGAGGCATACAACAATAGACGTTATGCAGATGCGCGATATATGCCCCAAAAAAGCAGAAATAAAAAGAATAAAAAGAAAAGAAAATGATGCTGTTAACCGAAAAAGAACTCCCGAAAACGGTATGGCTTGGTAACATCGAATATCCAATAAATACGGATTTTCGGGATTCGATCAAATTTGAATTGCTTATGGAAGCCGACGAAGTACCAGAAGATGAAAAGTGGATAGAAGCCTTAAAAATTTATTTTGGCGATGTTCCGTGGGACGTTCAAACAGCAACAGAGGCGATTATAAGCTTTTATTGCTGCGGGAAAACAGAGGAGGAGATCAGAGAACAAAACCGAAAAATGGGGGCGTCAACTCAGAAACAGGTTTATTCTTTCAAGCATGATTCAGATCTTATATACGCCGCTTTTTTAGACCAATACGGAATTGATTTAAATAAAACAAAATACCTCCATTGGTGGGCGTTCCGATCAATGTTCAACGGACTGCGCGATGATATGCGTATTACAAAGATCATAGGGTACAGAAGCGCTGATGAAGAAAAATGGATGTCAGAGGAACAGAAAAAAGAAATCCGGCGTTTGCATAAAATATGGGATTTGCCACGCAATAAGCACCTAACAGAAAGGGAGGATACCATTGCAGATATTCTCATGAATGGCGGTGACATTGATGCGTACCTTGGAATTAAAAGGAGTGGTAAAAATTGAAAAGAAAGTGAAAAGAGTGCACTGCACAGAGTGTGGCTATAAAATGCCTTTGTCTTATGCGAGCGACGCGGAATGCAAAGGCGTTTTTGCCATCTGCAAGGGACGCAATTGCAGGCGGCCCTTTGAAATACGGATAGAGAACGGAAAGCAGATCAATACAAAAGAAAAAACAGTCAGGTAGAGCCAGAGAGCCGATGACGTTCAAAAGGTGGTGAACGCATTGGCAGACGGTTCGATTATCATTGAGGCAGGTGTTGAAACCGAAAAGGCCGAAAAGGACCTCGACGTACTTGAAAAGAGCGTAAAGGATACCGGCCAGAAAATTGAAAATGATGAGATCGCAGTAAAAGTTAATGCAGACACTGAAAAAGCTGACAAAAAGCTGGAAAATACCGATAAAAAGGTAAAGAACATTGGAAACAGCAAAACGTCGGCCGAGGTGGATGCAAGCACAGAAGGTGCAAATACAAAAATCGACGCGGTAAAAGGCAGTCTTGACGCCGTTTCGCAGAAAAAAGCAAAGCCGACAATAAACGTTGATCCGTTTGGAGCAGAAACAGGCATCGCGCGGGTCAGTGGCAGTTTAAGTGATTTGTCAAGTAGAAAAACGCTGGTCCGCATTAATGCCGAAACATCAGGAGCAGAAAAAGGCACCAGTAAGCTAAAAGACAATTTTGAGCAGCTCAAGAAAAAAGCAACAGATGCTTTAAAAGCAATCGCAAAAGGCGCGGATGAGGGAGAAAACTCATTAAATCGCGCATCCGTTGGCGTTGGCGGCCTTGTGGCGAAATTTGGTGCAATGGTAGGGTTCACGAGTCTTGTTTCAAAGGCAATCGGGCGAGTGGATACCATCGACACGGCGACAAAATCGCTAACCGTATTAACGGGGTCGGCCGATACAGCTAAAGGCGTCATGGATGATCTTTCAGAGGCAATACAGGGAACGCCAATTGCACTCAATGATGTCGCGCTGGGAGCCAAGAAAATGGTTGCCGCCGGCATGGAGGGCAGCAAAGTCAAAGACGTTTTTACCGCCATTGCCGATGCTGCTTATGGCGTAGGGAACGGAACGGAAAGCATTGATCAAATGACCGATGCCATTTCAAGCCTGCAATCAAGCGGCGTCGCATATTCAGACGACATTAACCGGCTTGTTGATTCAGGCGTGCCGGCATGGCAGATGCTGGCAAATGGCATGGGAATGTCCGTCACCGAAATGAAAGACTATGCCTCAAAAGGACTGCTTGATTCAAATAAAGCAATCGAGTTGATTACAGAGGGGATCGAAAATGGAACCGACGGCATTGCAGGAAAAACAGCATCAATGGCGGGACTTGCAAAAACAGCGGGCGACACGATCAGCGGCAGCTTTGCGAACACCAAAACCTCCGTGGTCAAATCGCTTGCCAATATTGCCGAAAACCTAAAAGGACCGATTATTGATGCTTTAAATTGGGCACAGCAACAATTTAAAGGCTTTGCGGATTATACAGCCAGCCCGGAATTTCAAGCGGGTTTAACAAAATTTATAGAAATACTCAAAAATGTAGTGTCAGCGGTCGGAAAAGTCATTGAATTTCTGAAACCTTTTGCGCCGGTGATCGCCGGTGTAGTAACAGCATTTCTAACATTTCAAAGTGTTATGAAGGTTATTTCCGGTGTAAAATCGGCCATTGGCGCATTGTCAAGCGCTTTTACATTGTTGGCGGCAAACCCGGTAGGATTAGTGATTGCGGCCATCGCCGGTGTCGTAGCTGGGCTTGTCTATCTATGGAATACCAATGAAGGGTTTAGAAATTTTATAACGTCGGCTTGGGAAAAGATCAGCGGCACCATCAAAACTGTATGCGACATTATCGGCAATGCTTTCGGTGGAATCGTCGCCTTAATACGTGGTGATACCGAGGGCATGAAAGAGCATATGCTCAATGTCTATAATGCGCTTCCGTCAGGTATTCAGAGTGCATTAACAACGGTCGGAACCGTCGTACAAGAAGGACAAAATTTTATTCATTCCTTCCTTACAGGCGACACTGAAGGAATGAAAAATAGCCTCATTGGCATCTACAACGCATTGCCGGCGCCGGTACAAAATGCAATTCAGTCAATGGGAACGTGGTTAAATAACAAATTTTCATCAATCCGAAAATTTGGAGAAGATACCACTCAAAAGATGAAACAAAAAATGGTCGATATTTACAACGCGTTACCGTCACCCGTACAGAACGCAATGACGACCATGAGCAATATAAATCGAAATATACAAAGCGGTTTAAGGTCTTTCCTTACAGGCGACACGCAAGGCATGAAAAAAAGCATCGTCAATATTTATGATGCTTTGCCGGCGCCGGTACAAAGCGCCATGAAATTGACAAGCACTTTGGCAACGAATATACAAAGCGGGCTAAGGTCGTTTATGACTGGCGACACCGAAGGAATGAAACAGAGTGTCTTAAATATTTGGGACGCTTTACCATCACCAATAAGGGATATTGCTACCAATATCAAAGATACCGCCATTCAAAAGTTCACAGAATTAAAGGACAATGTCATTTCACGCGTTGGAGAATTACCCGGTAAATTGTACGAAACCATGACAAATGCTTTAGGGCAGATGATTCAGGGGATTCAAGATAAATTCTGGGAAGTAGTAAACAATGTTGGCAGTTTAGTACAAACGGTAATTGACAAATTTAAAGAAGGATTTGGGATTAATTCGCCTTCAAAGGTGCTGTATGATATTGGGAATTACCTTATTCAAGGTCTTGTCAATGGTCTAAACGGCGACACGCTGATGGCCTTTGTCAATAACATGATCGGAAAGATGAAAGACGCTTTCAGCAACGGTAAATTTTCGATCTTAAAAATAATCGAAATGCTGGGCGATGGCGCGACAAAGCTATTTGAAAAAATGGGAATCAAGCTTGGTAATCTGTCTGGGGCTTTGTTTGGTCAAGGCGGTATGCTTTTCCCATCAGATACACATACCCTTACATCATATTTTGGGTATCGAAATGATACTGGCGGTGTTGGCAGCACATACCATCAGGGAATTGACATTGGTGCGGCATATGGCGAACCCATTTACGCGGCGATGCCGGGGCAAGTAGAGATAGCCGGAAGTTACGGCGGTTACGGCAACGCAGTAAAAATTGATCATGGTGGTGGCCTTGAAACATTATACGGTCATATGTCAGCGGTCGCCGTTGACCCAGGAGCGCCCGTTGCACAAGGCCAGATTATCGGCTTTGTTGGGAGTACCGGGAATTCGACCGGGCCACATCTGCATTTTTCAGTTCTTGTCAATGGCGAACAGGTAGACCCGCTTTCGTTTTTCCCTGGCTTTTCCGTTGGGTCAAGATATATCCCGAAAGACATGCTTGCAGTTGTCCATAAAGGTGAGGGCATTGTAAAGAGTTCCGAAAATCCATATGCTAACAGCGGCGGTAGCTTCTGGACCGGCATGCTTAAGGCGGCAATCGGAAACGAAATGGCAAAACTCAGCGTTGATGCCAGAAGACGCTCAGAAACCAATATTCAAAACCAATACACGGACGGTAGCGACATTATTTTGCAAATAGCCGTTGAAAGCCCGGTATACCTTGACGGTGAGGAAATCGCAGAAAGAGAGGTCAGGACGTTTGAAAGAAAAGTGAGCAGAGAACAGAAAAACAAATCAATCGCAAAGGGGTTGAAGTTACAGTATGAGTAAATTTTATATTATTTTTAACAATAGATCATCGGAAGAAATGGGCGTAAAATTTTACGATAAACTCATCACGCCGGTTCGAAAGATGCGGTATACAGAAACGGAAATCCCGGGACGCGATTCAAAGCTTTATGAAGAAAATGGATACGATGATACAACCATAGAATTTAGCGCAGAGGTAGCCGGAGAACAAGGAAAAAAAGAAAGCAGGCAAAAGTACAGGAGAATCATAAAATGGCTGAATAACGTCAATAATAACGAATTAACCCTATCCGATGATTTGGGTTTTTTTTATATTGTGAATAAGGTGGTCCTTGAAAATATTGAGCAGGAATACGGCGACGGAGGAGAATTTAAAGTCACCTTCGTCTGTGAGCCTTACCAATACTTAAAAGCCGGAGCCTATCCGATTCCGTTGCCGGCGGCAATATTCAATGAGCATGAACCGACATGCCCGGTATACAAAATGACGGGAGAGGGATTTGTTAAGCTGACGGTTAACGGAAAACTGGTAACCGTAAATGTTGGACAGAACCTGACCATTGATACAAAACTGGGACTGTGCTACAGGGAAGATGGAACACTTAATAATACAGCGTTAACGGGCGATTATGCGGACCTTTTGTTAAAAGAAGGGGAAAATATCTTTTCATATACAGCAAGCGGTTCAGGCGTAAGCATTGAGCTTATCCCGAATTGGAGGGCTTGACATGATACAGATATATAATAAAGAAAATGAAAACTATGCTGTCAATGGTGATATGCCCTTAAACCCAAAATACTGTACGCTTAAAATGGCCCTGAACGGAGCCTGTACCATCGAATTAAAACAGCCGATCGACAAAGAAAAACGCTGGAAAAGTATTCAGGAAGATGCCGTTATTGCGGTTCCGACGCCGTGGAGTGAAAAACAACTGTTCAGGATATACGAAAAAAAGAAAACAGCAACGGGCATTATTGCCTATGCCCGTCACATTTTCTTTGACCTGATTGGCACCACCATCATTGACACCAGACCGACCAATAAAACAGGACAAGGCGCTTTAGAGGATATTTTAAAAGGAACCCGATTCAAAGCACACTCAGACATTACCGTTGCTTCTACGGCCTATTATGTGCGCAAAAACATCGTTCAGGCCATCATGGGCGACGACGAAAACAGCTTTTTAAACCGCTGGGGCGGAGAGTGCCTGTTTGACAACTTTGATGTATACGTCAATGATCATGTTGGAAATGATCACGGGGTGAACGTCCGGTTTGGCTACAATCTGCTGGAAGTTGAGGAAACAATCAGCCTTGACGACGTGGTAACACGTATCATCCCGGTTGGGTATGATGGGATGATGTTGTCTGGTGATAAACCGTGGATAGACAGCCCGAATATTAAGAAATATGTCAATGTCCGGGACAAAGAAATAAAATTTGACGATGTAAAGGTCAAAGAACGGGCAGAGGACAAAGAAGGTTTTGAGACATTAGAAGAGGCACAGGAGGAACTCATAAAACGCTGCGAGGCGCTTTATGAAGATGGAATTGATCAGCCAAAAATAAATTACAAGGTAAATATGGCGGCGCTTGAAAACACAACAGCCTACAAAAAATATAAGATTCTTGAAACGGTAAACCTCGGAGACGTTGTGAGGTGCCGGCATAAAGGCATTGACCTTGATGTGGTGGGCCGCTGTATTTCCTTTGAATATGACTGCCTGACAAAAAAGTATAAATCCGTTGAGCTTGGAAATTTCACAGACGATTATTTTGCAGGACAAAATGATCTGACCAACAAACTTAACAACATTCTGAATAATGACGGAACCGTTAACGCCGGAATCTTACAAGGCAGTATAAACGCCTTAAATACCATGTTCAAGGCGCAGCGTGACATTGCACAGAAACAACACGTCCGGGCAATGCTCTTTGAGGATTTGGACCCGGACAGCCCGACATACGGCGCAACATCCGTCGGCACAATGGGCCTTTGCGTTTCAAACAAACGAACAGCAGATGGCAAAGACTGGGATTGGCGAACATTTATCTGGGGCGGCGGCGCCACAGCCGATTTGATTGTTGCCGGCGCACTTGTCGGGAACATGTTTGATATGAATCTGAATACCGGAGAAATCCGAATGGGCGACCGGGACGCAAAAACAGGCGTTATAACAGACCCGGTACTGCACCTTAAAAAGAATCTTTTCAAGATAAAAATAGGCGGTAATGATTTATCCGGCACCATTTCCGGAATTGAAGGCGAGATCAGCCAGGCAGTCAGCGAAATAGAGGTGCTGCAAGGGCAGATCGTTCTAAAGGTTGAGCAGGGAGATATAAACGATGCTGTCGGTAAAGTGAAATCAGAAATAAAGATCACAACCGACGCGATCACAAGCAGAGTGTCCGAAACAGAAGAAAAAATCATCACCATTGGTGGAAATATCACGAATCATGAAACGCGGATAACCAGCGCAGAGCAGAAAATAACAAAGTCCGCCATCATCAGCACCGTACAGGAAACCATCAACAAAGCAGAAACAAACGCCAACGGCTACACAGATACCGTCAAAGAAAACCTGCAAAGTCAGATCACGCAAAATGCCGACAGCATAAAACTAAAGGTATCAAACAATCAGTTCAGCACACTGATTGAGCAAAACGCCACAGCTGTAAAAATTGCATGGAACAATTATTCACAGTATATACAGTTTGAGTATAGCCGACTTTGCGTTTATGACAGCTCAATTTCATCGTCAAAAAAATTGGTGATGTCCCTTGGTTACAACGGCATGTATCTTTATCGAAAGGACGACGGAAACCCCGTTGGGAACATCGGGACAAATCAATGGGTTGGCGATGCGAATATTAAAGGGCTTGTTTTTGACCTTGAAACCAATGGACGCTATATGACATGGGCATCAAAAGACAATCCGTCAGACAGTACCTATACCATGAAATTGACTTATTGTCGTTCAGGGTTCGGGAACCTTCCGGCGGGTTTATCGGTCGGATGTGATTTGGATATGAAGTGGTATAACATTAACAATTGTAATATTGTGAAAAATCATGGCGGCGTTAACTCTCTTGGTTTTGTCTATTATACCGATGGTGACGCACAAAACTATGGATATATCGAAGCGGCAACAAGTCGCGGAATGGTCGGCATCAATGCATGGCAGTCCGACGGGCGATTAAAAGAGAACATTGCACAGGCCACAGAAAGTGCAACAGAATATCTGACTGGACTGCCAGTTAGAGCTTTTGACTGGAAAGATGATAACTATCATGAAAAGTTCGGCTTTATCGCTCAGGAATTGGAAAAAATTGACAATAGCCTTATTTTTAAAGTGGTTCAAAAAGGTGAAAACGGGGAGGTGATAGACGAAGCATACCAGATCAAAGAACATAAATTTATACCGGTATTGGTAAAGGCCGTTCAGGAACTAAGCGCAAAGATGCAGGAGCAGCAGACAATTATTGAAAGACTAATGACCGTTCAAGGCGTGGTGGTCCAGACAAAGAAAGCAGCGGCCATATTAAAAAATGAAATTATTCAGCAGTACCCGGAAACAATAAAAACAACGCCGATCATTGAGAAATGGGAACCCGAACCGATACATTTTATAATGGACGATGAAGGAAGTATGAATTTTATCAAGGAGGAAAACAATGATTGAACCTAAAATAAAACTGACAATTGATTGCGTCGCTTTAGTTGATAATAAAGAAACACAGTATTTGCACTCCACATTAACCTTAAACGACAAAGACGGAATAAAAAGCGGTGGTATCACAAACAGTGAACGCAATCCGGCAATTTGCAGAGAAAAGAAAAAAGAATGTCGGCAGGATTTGGCTGACTTCACGGCATTTGTTCAAAAAATAGAAGATGCCATAGAGGAGTATGCAGCTAAGGGAAAGGCAACGGAATTATTTAAACCGTACAAAGGAGAATAAAATGGCAAAAACAAAAAAGCAGGAACCACAGGTAGAAACAACAACCTTTAAAAAGGGGAGCTATTTAATATCAGTAGATTTGGGCGAAACCGTTGAAAAGACACTAGTATTTAATTCAGCAATAACCATTGAGAAAATACCATGCTCAGAAAATGACGGCATGTTTGTCGGATTAGGGCAGGAACGGAAAGGGAAAATAAATGAGCCTGACAACAGCGAGGACAAGAATATATCTTGATTTGAACGATATTGGTGAAAATATCGTGTTGTATATGTCCCAATATGACAATAAAGCCCGTGTGATAGAGGCGACCATCTATAATAGCGGCATACCATATACTGTGCCGGGAGACGGCACCGTGACAGCAAAAATCTTCTGCGACAAGCCCGACGGGAAAAATGTTTTTAATAATTGCACCATTGAAAATGGAAAAGTCGTTGCCGTGTTTACCGATCAGATGCTTGCAGCGCATGGTATGATGCCCAGCCGCCTTTCTTTGTTCGGAAAAAACGGCGAAAGGTTGGGAACGGCCGATTTTATTGTAAGCATAAGAGAAAATCGAGCAGAGAACGGCGTTATCAGCACCGATGAATTTAATACTCTTACAGAAGCACTTAAAAAGGTCGTTCTCGCAAACCAGGCCATCACCGACGCACAGAACGCCGCAGCCGCCGCCAATGAAGCCAAAGGAAACACCGAACGCGCCACAGCCGCCGCCGTAAAAGCGACAACCGACGCACTTGAAACCATCCAGAGAGCAGAAAAAGCCCTGGCCGATCAGGCGACATTGGAAATCACGCTGAACCAGGTCAAGACCATGGCCGTGGCCATCACCGGGCAGCGGGACGAAGTGAAACAGATCGGGGACCAGGTCGCCGCCGACAAACTGGAAATCGACCAGACCATCAAAGATTCAATCATTTCGTCCAGCGAGGAAATTATAAGCAGCATGGAAGCGTATCTTGCGCAGGCCAACGCCCTGTACAGCTCCATGTACTTTAACGCCGACGGCGAAAACCCCGCCGCCCGGGCTGTGACCATGGTCACCATCGACTGCGGAAACCCCGCAAGCCGGGCCGTGAATCCCGGCATTATATTCGACGGCGGCACCCCGCTAACAAGAATCTTAGGACAGTAAAGGAGGAAAAAACATGGCAATTATACTACCCTGCACCGGCACCACCAAAGAATGGCAGGACAACAACGTAATTCTAAAAAATAATGAAATCGGCTTTGAAATCCTGATCGACGGACATTGCAACGTCCGCCAAGGCAACGGGACCAGCCAATTTTTAAGCTGCCCCATCCGCGTAAGCACCAAAACCTACGCCGAAGCCCTGGCAACCGTAGAAGGCGACATGAACACCATCAACGCCTTTTCAAAAGACATGGCCGAGGCCGCCAACAACGCCAATACCAAAGCAACCGCCGCCAACAGCGCCGCCGCAGCGGCCAACGCCGCCGCAAAAGCCTGCGAGGGCATCGTCGACGGCATGAACACCATGGCCGACGCCACACTGGGAAAAAGTTTTAAAATGATTGTAGACAATGGAATCATCTATTTAGAGGAGGTCTAAAAAATGGCAGCAGGAGACAGAATCGGCATCGCCGATAAAAAAACACTCGACGCCGTAAAAGCAAACACCGACGGTATCTTAAAAGCCGTACAGGACAGCGACGGCAGCATGAAAGGAAAAAGAGTATACGGGTTTAAAATCAACAAAGCCGACAGCAACCCCGCCACAAGAATCAGCTACGTATACGACGCCGTGGGCCTAAACCCCGCCAAAATGAACTTTTCGACCAGCGTCTTTGATTACGGGGACTGGGCCGACAAATGGTTCGTGCGGGATAACTACCCCTGCATGGTAAAATACAACGGCGTCGAGGATTACAAACTAAACCCCAACGACTACACCAAAAAAGCCGACGGCACCGCCAGCGACGTCGCCAACGTCAACTACGGCGGCAACGCCATGGCCGCCATCCCCCTGATCTGGATGTCCCAGTACACCGTCGGAAACTACGAGTACACCCTGTTCAGCGAAGAACGCATTGACGCCAGCTTCTACGCCGACGCCCACACCCGAGAGGACGGCATCATTGCCGACGTGATCTATCTGCCAATGTACCGGGGGAGCTACGACGGCACCCGCCTGCGTTCCATATCCGGACAGCAGCCCATGCACAGCCAGACCGCCACCACCGAAATGGCCAGGGCAAAAGCCAACGGCGCAGGCTGGAACATGAAATCATGGAGCCAGAAAAATCTCATGTCCCACCTACTGACCCTCATGACCCGTAACGACAACGGACAGGCCGCCCTGGGCAACGGCAACCTGAACTATATCGCCGACGCGTCCGTTCCGACCCACGGCGTTCTTTTAGCCGGAACCCTTAATGACAAAGGCGCTTTTTTCGGCTATAATGATAATACCCATCAGGTGAAAGCTTTTCATCAGGAGGCCCCATGGGCCGACCAGTGGGAGCGCATCCTGGGGCTTATAAATGTAAATGGAAAAGTAAAGGCGAAAATGACACCACCGTACAACTTAACCGGCGAAGGTTATGACGATACCGGCGTCACCATGAGCGGGACCAGCGGAGGTTACATAAAAGATACCGAAACCGGACGCTTTGGCAGAATCCCACAAGTCGTATCTGGGAGTTCCACCACCTACACTTGTGATGGCGGCTGGTTTAACAATGGGATTGTGGCCGTTGGGCTCGTTGGTGGTCGGGTAGATATTGCCGGGCTTAGCGGGCCGTGGGCCGTCTATGTGAGTGCGCTGCCTGTTTACGCCGGAGATGACGTTGGCGCGTCGCATTCTTAATTAAAGGGACATATAGCGCGTCGCGTGCCGTCCGCTGTGGCCGTTGCGCTCGTTGGTGGTGACTGTAGTAGTCGTCTGCTTAGCGGGCCGTGGGCCGACGCCTTGAACGAGTTTGCCGCAGCTACTCTTTGGAGCGTTGGCGCGTCGCTTTCTTAAAAAAGGGACACATAGCGCGCCACGCGCCGCCATTGTGGCCGTTGCGCTCGTTGGTGGTCGGGTAGATGTTGCCGGGCTTAGCGGGCCGTGGGCCGTCACATTCGATTCTCTGGCCGCTGCTGCGATCTGGTACTTTGGCGCGTCGCTTTCTATCCCTAAATCACAATGCGTTATGTGTTCCGTTCCGCTTGGAAAAAATTAAGCCGATGAAGGGCCGGGATAGTAGGAGCCAGAGAAGTTTAGCCTGGCACGAAACCCCGGTAGGTAATAAGAAACATGAAAAGTTATAACAACCTTTATACAGAGATGCTAAAGCCGGAAAATATCCGGCAGTGCTTTTTAGACGCCGCCAAAGGAAAAAGAAACCGGCGCGATGTCGTAAAAGTAATGAACAACCTGGACACAGAAGTTAAAATTGTGCAGGAAATGCTGGAGGCAGAAGCCTTCAAACCGCATAAGCATAAGGTAAACACCATTAACCGGGACAATAACGTACATAAAACCCGGGAGATCACAAAGCCCACTTACCAATATGAACAGGTCGTGCACCATTGCGTAATTAAGCAGTTACAGCCCATTATCTTAAAAAGCATGTACGCCTTTAGCTGCGGTTCCGTGCCAGGCCGCGGCATTCATTACGGAAAGAAATTTGTAAGAAAGTGGATCGACAGCTACAATGGGAAAAAGCTGTACATCTTTAAATTCGACATCCATCACTTTTTCCAGTCCGTCGACCATGATATTTTAAAGGCAAAGCTGGCAAAGAAGATAAAAGACAAACGCTTTTTAAATCTGCTGTTTACCATCATCGACGGCGTAAAAGAAGGGCTGCCCCTGGGCTTTTATACCAGCCAATGGTTTGCGAACTTCTATTTGCAGGATTTTGACTACTTTGTAAAGCAGACCCTGGGCGCAGAACATTACATGCGCTATATGGACGACTGCGTTATCTTTGGAAAAAATAAAAAGCAACTCCACAAAATGCGCGCCGACATTGTAAGCTACCTGGAAAAAGAGCTGCACCTGAAATTAAAAGGAGACTGGCAGGTCTTTCGCCTTGCGCATATTGATAAGAAAACAGGGAAAGAAAAAGGCCGCCCGATTGATTTTATGGGCATGAAGTTTTACACAAACCGCACGACCATTCGTAAAAGAATCCTGCGGTCCGCTATGCGGAAAGCCCGGAAAATTGAGAAAAAAGACCGCGTGACCTGGTACGATGCCACGCAGATGATTAGCTTTGTCGGCTGGTTTACCCATACCGACAGCTACGGTTATTTCGCCCGGCATATCAAGCCGCGCGTTAACGTCCAAAAACTACGAAAAAAGGTGAGCGATCACCAAAGAAGGGAGAACAAGAAAAATGCCAGAATGGGAAATCGACGTATTTGGGAACCAGACCCAGCAGCCGCAGGCGCTTGACACCAAATCAAGCCCCTACACGGTTTATGAGCGCCGCAATATACGGCGCGACACCATTGAACACGCACAGGGCGAGGATATCGTCACTGTGGAAGGGTGGAGCTACGATGAACGCGCCTGGCCGCGGGAACAGTACGAGGCCCAGCAGCTGGCCCTTAATGGGCCACAGACCGAGGTGCTGATGCAGAAGCAGGCCGACCAGGAGATCACCGCCCTGGAAACACAGATTGCGGTCGAGGATTTGGCCGCAAAGGTAGACGCACTGGCCGCGAAAATGGAAGGGAGTAAAATTTAATGGCAAGCAAACAGTACGAAAAATACAAAGACGAGTATGAAAAAAACTGGATTACCGACGAAGCCCTGCAGCGCCTTGTTGAACTCAACCGTAAGAGAAGCAGCATCGGGATTACCGCCGAGGAATACGAAGAAATCACCGGCCAAAAATATGAGAGGGCAGTCTGATATTCAGCCGCCGGCATACGAGATCAACGAACTTACCGACGGAAACGCCGAGATTATTTTTTACCAGAATGTGACACCCATGCCGTGCGGATGGTGGCAATTCGATTACTTTACACTTACAACAAAATACTACGCAGATATAGAGATCGTGATGCTTTTGTTTTATGATCTTTTTTTATTGCGCGCAAAACAGGAAAGAAGGTGAAGCCTTTGCTTTGCAGTGAGCCGTAAGGCTCTTTTTTTATACTTAAATCGGGAGGACAAAACCTTGTTTGACATTATGGAAGTAATAAGTGTTTTAGGGGTTTTTGGAACCATTGTGTTTGCATATTTGGCATTTCACAAAACAACCAAAGACGACAGCGAAGAAAACGGAAAAGAAACCGGGCAGATTTTAACAGAATTAGGTTATGTGAAAAAAGGAATTGACGACTTGAATGCAAAGATCGAAAAGCAGGAGGAACGCTATTTAAGGTTGATTGAACGAATTGCAAAAGTAGAGCAATCCGCAAAGTCAGCCCATAAAAGAATTGATCAGCTTACAGGACAGGAAACGCGAGAGGATCGCTTATAAAGAAAGGAAAATAAACAATGAAGTTAATGCTGAGGTTAAAAAATAAAGCCAGTTTAACGGCCATTATCGCGGCAATAGTGGCAGCGGTATACCAGATATTAAGTTTATTTAGTATTGTACCGGCAATCAGTCAAGATGTATTTGTACAGACATGCGGACTTGTGGTAAATGTGTTGGTTCTGCTGGGAATCGTTGTGGACCCGACAACGCCGGGAATAGAGGACAGCGAGGTTACAAAACAAAAAGAAAGCATTAATGACACCGCAAAAGACGTTGTTATGCGAAATTTAACAAACGAAGATATGGCGGAAATTTTAAGCAAAACCGTAAAGAAAGAGGAGGAATCAAAATGA